CTCTGGCAGGACGCCTTCCAGATCGTCCAGCAAGCGAAGCAGCAGATCTTCGAGAGCCTCTCCGTCTCGCCGTCGATGGTGCCGCAGCAGTCTGGGAAGCCCGGCGCCAAGCGCAACCAGGCGGAGGTCGCGCAGGAGCAGCAGGTTGATCTCTTGACCACGGCCGATGCCGTCGGGAACCTCGAGGAGAGCATCCTGACGCCCATGGTCCAGCGCTTCATCGACTATGACCATCAGTTCCGCGACGACGACAAGCTCATCCCGATCTTCGGCGAGATGGGTCTGCGCGCGGCGATGGAGCGGGTGCCGCCGATCGCCATGGATCGTAAGTTCTCCCTCGTCTGGTTCGGCGTCGAGGCGGCGAAGAACGCGGCGCAGATCCAGCAGATGATCTCGACGCTCAACGTGCTGAAGGGTATTCCGCCGGAAATGTACCAGGGCTACAAGTTCAACGCGGTGCCCGCCATCGTCCACATCGTCGAGAACACCTTTGGCCCGCGCTTGGCGCCCCTCATCTTCGTGTCCGAGCGCGACCAGCTCACCGTCGATCCCGATATCGAGAACGAGATGCTGCGCGAGGGCTTCGCGGTCCAGGTCCACCCGGGCGACGATGACGCCAAGCACATTCAGGCGCACATGGCGGTGTTGCCGAGCGACCAAAGCGGGCAGGCCCGGGTTCACATGCAGCGCCACCAGCTTCAGATGCAGGCCAAGGCCGCGATTGCGCAGCAGAAGGCGCAGGGGCAGCCCGGCGGTCCCGGTGGCGCGGGTCCGGGCGTCGCCGGCACGCCGAAGCCTGGGAGCCAGCCGCAGCAGCCGCGGGGCGTCCGCGGGCCACCGGGCATGATCCGTCCTGACAGCATGCCGGCCGCCGGCGCCGTCGGGATGCCGCGGCGCGCATGACGTTCGAGGATCTCCAGCTTCAGCTCGATCAGGCCCGGCAGAACGAGCGCTGGGCCAGCGCCATCGCCTATGAGCGGCAGCAGATGATCAATCACCTGATGGCCGAGCATGACCGGCGCGTCTGCGAGCTCGCGGTCAAGATCGCCAAGCTCGAGGACCAGCTCGACCGGGCGCTCGCCAAGAAATATGTTGACAATGTTCCGCCAACGGAACAAGGCTCTCAGCACGACCGAGGGACGTAACCCCTCATCCGAATTGCTCCCGTAAGGGGCTGGAGGTTCCATGGCCGTCGATCCTGCCGCCCTCGATCCCGAGATCGAGGAAGATGACGTTGTTGACCCTGCCGAGGCCCTCGAAGTCGAGGAAGATGCCGAAGCCGAGGTCGGCGACGAGACCGAGCCGGACGACGAACTGGAACCCGAAGAGACCGAGGCTGAAGGCGATGAGCCTGCCGCCAGCCCGGCTCGACAACCCTCCCGCGCCGCCCGCCGCATCACGTCGCTCTCGAAGCGGCTGAAGGAGCTTGAGACCGAGCTCCAGGCGACCCGAGCGCGACAGGTCCATGTCGATCCGGCGACGGCAGCCGAGCAGCAGCGGTTGCAGGCCGAGCGCGATCGGGCCGAAGACGAGCGGGTGATCATGGGCGGCGATGCCGCGGAGATCGCCCGGCACTTCGGACAGAAGGCGGTGAAGCCGCTCGAGCAGCGCTTGAACCTGGTGCAGTTTCAGACCTACGACGCGAACGACAAGCTGGCGTTCCAAACGCTGGTGGTCGCCAAGCCCCATCTGGGCAACGTCGCGGAGGAGGTCGAGAAGGTGCTCGCCAGCGAGCGAGCCCAGGGGCGGTTCCCGCCTCGCGAGACGATTGCCTACTACCTATTGGGCAAGCGCGCCGCAGACCGGGCAGCGCGGGCCAAGGGGAAGCAGACGAGACGAGCCGACGCCGACCGGGCGCGGCAGACGGTCCGAAGCGGCAGGGGTGCGGCAAGCGATGCGGCACCCGCCGGCAGAAGCCGAGGGGATACCCCCGACGCCCGCCGGAAACGGTTGGAGAACCTGGAGATTTGACGGGGGGCTCTGCCCTCCGTCATTGAACGGAGGGTAGAACATGGCCGGCACGAACACTGCCTCGCAATTCTCTTCGGACATCGAGAACTATATCGCCGACGAGACGCTTCCCCTGGCGAGGCGGCAGCTCGTAGCCTACCAGTTCGGCGATCCGGCCGAGCTGCCGAAGGGCCGCGGCACCTCCTACACCGCGACCCGGTACCAGCGCTTGCCGCTGCCCTACGCTCCCCTTTCCGAGGGCGTCCCGCCCGTCGGCGAGACCATGACGATCCAGCAGGTGACGGCCGTCGCCCAGCAGTGGGGCGACAAGGTGACGATCACCGATGTCGCCGAGATGACAATCAAGCATCCGCTCTTCAAGAAAGCGACGGAGCTTGTCGGGTTGCAACTCTCGGAAACGCTGGAGCGCAATACCTTCAACGCGCTGATGGCCGGGACCCAGGTCAACTACGTCAACAGCCGCGGCTCCCGCGGCGCCCTCGCTACCGGCGACGTGCTCGACACCAACACCGTGCTCCGCACCGTCGGCGCCCTCCAGACCTTGGGCGCGCCCCGCTTCATGGGCGACGAGATGACGGACACCAAGATCGCGGCCGAGGCCGGCGGCGCCCGGGCTTCGGACAGCCCGCGCGGCATGCCCCACTATTGCGGCATCTGCCATACGCTGGTGGTCGCGGATTGGTCGCAGAACTCGACGGTCATCCTGGCGCGCAGCTATTCCGACCTCAACCGGCTCTACAACTATGAGATCGGCGAGTGGGGCGGGACGCGCTGGTGCGCCTCGAACATGGTGCCCTTCTGGACCGGCTACGCCCAGGTCAACGGCACCGCCGGCACCTCGGGCTCGCTTGCGACCAACGCGACCTACTACATCATCGTCACGGGCAACGACACGCAGAACCAGTACGAGAGCTATGTCGCGGCCGTCTCGAACGCGATCAGCGTCACCGGTCCCAACGGCTCGATCAGCGTCACCCTGCCGACGACCACGGGGTACACCTACAACGTCTATGTCGGCACCACGACCTCGCCCAACCAGCTCGGGCTCTCGGCCTCCGGGCCGACCTCCGGGCCGCTCATGGGCCAGGCGACGCAGATGGCGGCCGGCGCGACCGTCGTCATCACCGGCCTTGGCAATACCCAGGTGCCCCCGGCGGCGCCGACGAGCGGGCTGACGGTCTATCCGAACTTCCTCATCGGCCGCGGCGCCTACGCCCAGGTGGTGCTGGACAACGTGAAGTTCACCTACCTGAAGGATGCCGACAAGAGCGACCCGCTCAACCAGTTGCGCGTTGTCGGCTGGAAGTCCTTCTATGGGACGCTGCTTTCGAACGTGCAGTTTTTCGCGCGCATCGAGGCCACCAGCGCCTACACCTCGACCTTCGGCTGAGCCTGACGCTTCACGAGGAGTACCCCCATGGCCTTTATTCTGAACTGGAGCGTGACGGCCCACTGGATCGGCGACGGATGCTCGGCGATGTCCGTGCCGGCGGCCCAGGCGCTCAAGCTGAACCAGGGCTCGACGCTCGGCGGCGGCTCGGTCGTGGTGCCCGGCGGCGATAGCCCGACCGGCGCCAACTTCACCACCGCGGCGACGACGGTCGGGACCAACATGGGCGCGGCCCTCAACAACCCGGCGACGCTGGCCGAAATCCAAGGGTTCTCCACCGGAGGCGGCTGATGGCCACCAAGACGGCTGGGACGACCTCGACCTCGCAGCTCACCGCGATCCAGGCCGATCCCAGCGTTGCCGCGATCAGCGCCGCCGATATGGCGACGATCGCGAACGACATCCTGACGGACAACCCGCGCTCGGCCGGCCCCAACCTGCCGGGCGGGGCGTCCAATGCCATCTACCCCAGCGCCTTCAGCTTCAACGGGCTCCTCTTCATCCCCAATCGGGGCGTCCTGAAGGTGCTGCCCGGCGACTTCGTGGCGGTGGACAAGGCCGGCTGGCCGATCCTCCTCTCCTCGAAGACGCTGCCGAAGACGCTGACGCTGACCGGCAACACGACCAGCAGCAGCCCCAACTTGACGAACCTCTCGGCGAGCGCATGGGCCGCCGGCTGGGAAGTCGGCACGCCCATCTCCGGGACGGGCATCGCGTCCAATACCGTCATCTCTTCGATTGCGGCCAACGGGCTTTCGCTCGTAATGTCCAAGAACGCGGCGAGCCCGCAGACGGGGACCACGGTCACGGCGGGCGGCGGCTGGACCCATAGCTGAGGTGCCCTATGTCTGAGAAGATCAAGCCCGAGACGCCCGCTCAGGAAGAGGAGCGCCTCCACCCGATCCTCACCAATGAGGAGGTGCGGAAGGCCAAGGAGAAGGCCCGCGCCAAGATCGAGGCGGCATCCCGCGCGGCCGCCATGAAGGCGATCGAGGACCAGGAAGTCGAGCGGCTCCGCGTCGAAGAGGGCATGGTCACCGGCGCCGGCGTCAAGGATGAGATCGTTAACCTCCTGATCGAGCTCGCGCCCTTCGCCGATCGCATCATCTTCAACCAGAAGGTCTACCTGCACGGCCGGACCTATCCCGTGCCGCGGCACGTGGCGGACAGCCTGCGCGAGGTGTGCTGGCGCACCAAGGTCCATGAGCACGACACCAAGGATGAGAACCTCTTCACCTTCTACGGCAAGCAGAAGGACACGCTCCTATCGCCCACCGGCATCAAGGAGCGGCCGCATCTGCCCGGGCGGGCCGCATGAAGGCCACCGACATCAAGATTACGGTCGCCGATGAGCCCGACATAAGCGATCCGCTCAATAAAAAGACTGTCGTCTTCGCCAAAGCGACGGTCGATGGAGCCCTCTGTGGGTGGAAGGCAACCGCCGTGGGTTCTCAGAGGAACTCGGCAAAGCGGAAAAGCCAACTGGAAGCTGCGATTGCGCTCCTGGTCGAACAGATCATTGGCAATCCACAGCGTCCTCTCGTGATCGACGGGGGAGTGGATCATCTTCGGACTTCGCCCGAAGTCATCGTCGAGGACGATCGCATGACGGGGAGAGCCTGATGGACGGCACAGCCAAGATCGACGGGGAGCTGCCGCCGGTCGCCAATGACCAGCCGCGCGAGCCTGCCGCTCCGGTGCCCGCCGTCGATATCTCGATCGTCGCGACGCTCGCCGGCGATCGCCAGGTCCAGATCCGTACCGCCTTCCTTCAGGAGACGGCCGAGCCCGAGGCGAATGCGATCCTCGATCGGCTGTTCCGCGTCGCCGACCGGCAGAAGGCGCGCTATGAGATCGATGATCTGCGCGACAAGCTCTATGGCGAGCGCGGCGTCGCCCGCGGCCATGCCGACCTCGAAGCCGACTTCGAGCGCGTCGAGAAGGAGCACGCCAAGGCCCAGGCGGACCGCGATGTCCAGATCGCCGAGCTCAAGGCCACGCGCGATGGCGCCTATGAGGACGGCTATAACGCGCATCGCCGCAGCGGCCGCGCCGGCGATTACGAGCCCAAGGGCGGCTTGAAGGCGACGCTCGGCCGGCTCGACGCGCAGATCAAATCGCTAGAGGAGCAGAAGACCAAGGCGGACAACGAGCGCGAGGCCCACATGAAGGGCGTCGAGATCAACCGCGAGC